GAGCTTCAACTTTAGCAATCTCTAATGCAGCACGGGCAGCATTCCAGCTCATTCCTCGTGCATTTAGTCTAGTACCTAGTGCACCTAAAATAGAACCAGTAGCACCGCTATTTCCAGCAATTTTAAAGTCACCTGCACTACCAATAGGGTTACTTACACCCGGCTGTGGTACTATTCGAGCACCTTTATTTTTTGACATACTACTCACCTAATTTTCATTTCAATATCTTCAAAACGTCTGTTGCCTTCATCAAGTCTAGCATCTATTTGTTCAAGTTTCTTTTCAACCCTATTAATTGCATCTTTCATAGAAGAACCGCCATTACGCTTTAATTCTCCATCAATTCGATTAAGTCGTTCCATAACACCTGGAACAGCGCTTCTACCTGGCATAGCCGGCTCTCCAGACCAATCTCTATGAAATTGATCCCAATTATCCATAAAGCCCTGTACGCGCTTATAAATGCGTTTTAGACCCATAAAAATCATGCCCAAAGCTGTGCCAACTGTAATAATGCCGGCAGCCCAATATAGAACTACTTGATTCATTACTTCCCTATTCTAGTGCTTCCACTACTTGCACCTACTACTGAATTCCTACCCGCGCGCGCGTGTACAAACACAGAAGTCTCTTGTTTTTGCTGTTTAGGCAAAGATAAAGCCCTAGACTGATTAAAAGATTTAGTGCGCTTAAGAGCAGCACCGTTATTAACAGTTAGGGCTTTTCTTTGTATCATTTACTTAAATAGCTTTAGTGGGTCTACTAGACGGTCAAATGGAAGCAAGTGTGCCTCTACACCAGAGAAGTTAGGTCCCATAGTAGCAACAGTCATGTGAAGGTGTGCACCAGTTGAAGCTGATCCGCTTGGAGTGTGCTTTCCGCCACCAACAAGACCGACTACTGTCTTTCCGCCTTCAACTTTGTCACCCTTTTTTAGGGCAGGCTTTTCAGCCAAGTGTGCGTAAAGAACCCAGTGCTTGCCATCTTTTGATGAATGTACAAGGATATTACCTAGAACATCCGTCCATTCAACGAGACCAACAGTACCGTCGCAAATAGCGTGGATTGGCGACTTTTCGGCTGGGTGCCAGTCTTGTCCACGGTGTGGTCGCCCATTACGATACGGAGCCAAGTTACCAAGTTCATCGCCTCTAAGCTTCTTATCAAATGGTTCGTGATATACGATTTCAGACATTATTGTCCTTTCAGATAGATATTACTAGTATGACTTATTAATCTTTATTACGCAGTGGAAACGTAATAATCCATATAACTAATGAGCCAATAATACACCAGCCCACTACTGTCTTAGCAGAACCTTCTAGAACAATCCATGCTACAAACATGCCCAGTAGTGTCCAAATTTGTCCAATTAAATCATTTAGGAACTTCATTCGTTTCGTCTTCTTCCTGATGTCTTATTTGAAGAACTTTCTGAGGATGAGGCACCGCCACCACCAGACTTTGATGCTGCACTAGCGGCTGCTGTTGCAGCGCTTTGAGCAGCCATAGTAGCAGCTTGAGTTGCTACCTGTGTAACAATAATAGCAGAGACTACAACTTTTTGTGCTTTCTCTCTAACTGCAGGCGGCAAGTCAGCGCCAATATTACCGATTGCATTAAATGCATCAGCTAGCCCTTGAAATGCTGCCCCCAACAATGGAATTGCCGCAACTGGGTTATCGTTGTGAAATTCCTTTGGGGGTATTATTTTAAACTAAGAACAAACTGCTGTCTAGAAATATACGCACCATCTGCATAATATTTTAATACAGTCTTTTTTGATCGTCTTTTATCAGCAGCAGTGGGCTTAGGTATGTTTGCTAGATCAATTTTAGCTTGTACAATTTGTGCTTCTAAACTGTCAACTTGTTGAGCAGCAGACTCAATAGCAGCAAATGTAGTGCTGTATTCAGTCTTTAGATCACGCAAGTTAGCATCAGCAATTACTTTATCATCACTTCTATTTTGCCAAGTATATTCAGCTACATTCATTACATCTTCTAAAGGAACTATAATAGCATGTTTAGTAGCTAACGCACTTCCAGCATACCCATAAGCAGTTTGTTTACCATCATAATCATCACAAGCGTTCTGGTAAACAACGTTAGCGTTTTCTTCAGCGGCTACTGCTTGAACATAAAGAGCAGTCTTACTGTTTAATACAGCCAACAATGCTGGGTCTTTAACCATGGTGACTACTGCATCTTGTGTAAAGAACGAAGCAGGAGCTACTGCGTAAGAACTACCGTTAAGAGGTTTGTAGTACAGGCTAGAACAAGCACCGCCAGTCCACTCGTAGAACCAAGCGTCAATTGCATATGACTTTCCACCAGTAAACGAGAACAGACCTGTAGAGTTTGCTCCACAACCTTTTAGCGACCAGTCGTTGATTACCTGAGTTCCGTTGATAGCCATGTAGAAGCCATCATCAGCAGGAGCTTGGAAGTAAACTTTAGTAGTAGTTGGGTAAGTAATGTAGCCTTTATAGTGGAGCATAATGTAATCAGAACCACAGCCCAGAATATCGCCACCGCCCCAGTTAGCGTCAATGTTGTTTACAGTAGTTGTCTTACACTTGGTGTAAGCAGTGTCTGACTTCTGTGGAGGATTGCCATAACGACCAACACCTGTATAAACATCCACTTTCAAACCTGGAGTACTGCCAGTACCACCAGCATTAATTAGTTTAGTGTCATAATCGTTTTTAGCTTGATTCATAACAGCTTGAGCGTTATCAGCATTTTGTTGAGCTACTGTGTAAGAATTATAGGTAGAATCAACTACATCAGCTGCAGCGTTTACTTCGGCTACTGCCTGGGCAACTACTGCTTCAGCAGCTTGAACTTCTACAAAAGCTGCATCATAGTCAGCTTTTTTACTGTTGTAATCAGCAACAGCAGCTTCTAAAGCATCTTTTGCTTCAGTAGCCGCAGTTTGAGCAGCATTAAGTTGGTCTGCTTGATCATTAGAGGAGTTAGTCCAACTGTCTAAGTTAGACTGTGCAGTAGCTAACTGATTTTGAAGATCTTGAATTTTTGCTTGTGCAGCAGAAACTTTTTGTTCATACTCAGTTGTAGTGTCAGCAATAGAAGGGCTAGACAAGCCAAATATAAGGAATAACGATGTAAGGGGTACGAATAGTGTTGCGAATTTACGCAAGCCCCTCATTACGCTTTAGGCTCTTCTTCTTCTTTAACGTTCTTTAGCTGAACGCTCTGCTGGAATGCAGCATTAATTTCATTTTTAGATAGCTTTCCATCTTCCAAGAAAGCGTATGATAGGCGTTCAATTACCTTGGCTACAGCCAGGATACCACCAACGAAAGCAGCAGTAGCAGGAGCAACCCCACCGAGGCTACCAGCACCGATAACACCAAGAGCGGACGCAACAAACGTTGCCACAATTCTAAGAAGGACATTTCCAAAAAGTTTCATTTAAAACCTCGTCTAAAAGTTGTAACATATTGTAGCCTGTATAAGATCGAGATTATGCTTTTTAATTGTTTTGGTTGTTATTGAATTGGTTACTTAGATGTCTAGCAGCTGAAACACCAGCTGATCTTCCTAGACTAGTTCCTAATCTTGCACCAAGCCCACCTGCAGATGCACCCATACCAGCAGCTGCTTCGCCACCAAGTGCGGCACCTGCTTCTCCTAGTAGCGGAGCTAATAATGCGAACATAATTTCCTAACTGGCTGCCGTTCCGCCTTGCGACATGCCTGATGTAGATGCTGGAAGTTGATCGCTTACATTATCAGCTTTCTTAACTCCTCCACCTACTTTAGCAGTAATTTCTTCAGAAGGTGTGCCAAGTGGAACTCCAGTTTCAGTACTTAAAGCACCGTCTCCATTAATACCCATAATCATAGATGGAATATTAGTCCAGTAGTTAGAAAGACCGCTAACGCCTTCAAATTGCACGCCTAAATCAGATGAGCTCATCCTCATCCTCTTCTTCATCTTCATATGTAATGAATTCAAACTCAAAATCATCATCTGGATTTGTGATCATTCGCCTGACTGTCTTTCTCTATCAGTTTTAAAACTGCCTAAATCTACACTGTCACCTACAAGATAGGTGCCGTATGTACCTCTAGGACCCCCATACATACCAGTAGCTCTAGAAAACTGAGTGCTAAGCATCAGGCAGAGCCTGGATTAGCTATTCCCCTACTATTGCTAGCGTAATTAGTTTCGCCTGCAGTAGTTTGCTTGCCACCAAACTTTTGTGCATTAACTCCAAGACCATCATAGCGAGTAGAAATAGCAAGACTCTGGTCACCACGACCACCTGCTAAACCAGCACGTAACTCATTTACATAGCCCATAGCTACTCTTTCCAAAAATCGTTGTCTATTTCAGAAGGGTTTACTATTGTTTCAATAAAAACCACAAAAGAAAATAATCCTACAACAATAATACTTACAATAGCTATAACAGACAGCACTAACCATAAAAATGTCATTTTGTAATTGGTAGCTTATCTATTGGGTTTAATTGAATAGACTCTACTACAAGACGAGTTCCATACCCAAAGTCATATGGGTAGTACTTCTCCATAAATCCTTCTTTGTCAATCCAACCCCAGATAAGAAACCTTGGGTCATATTCAGCATGGCGGTTATCTTCGCCAATGTACTGAGCTAGTACTGCAATATCAGTAGAAAATCCTAAATGGTGGTTAAAGATCATTTTAGGCAGTTTACTTGTTTTTACCTGGATTGTAGTGCCATTTAGCTCTAGATCCATACCACCATCGCCATGCACATAGATATCACGATTTACGGTTAATCCTAAAAGGTTAGCAGCAGCTACTTCTCCTAGATGTCCAATAATATTAATGCCTTCAGAAGTATTCTTAAGATCAAACATCATGTCGCGAACACCATGCTTTTCTTTGTTTTCCCGAACTTTACGGACAAACTCTAGTCCTTCAGCCACTTCTTCTTTACTTAGTACAATTTCAATAGGGTTCTTAATCAAGTTGGTAATCCTCATGGTAGTAATCAAGTTGGGTTGATCCTAAACGCATAAATGTGCGCTCACGGTGGCAATTAGCGCAAACTAAATCACACTTGTCTATTTCTGCTTGTATTACATCCCAGCTATGAGTAGTTAACTGAGCTACACCAGCACGTTTTTCTCCACGTACATGGTCAAAATCCATTACATATGATGGGTAATGTTTACCACAATCAGTACAAGGATTTTCAATTTTATAGGTAGCAATACGTTCACGTACTTCTGCCCTACGTTCATTTACAGCATCACGCTGATTTTGAGGACTAGCTTCATATTGTTCACGACGCCTAGGTAATGAACATTCACGGCACATAGCCATTAGCCCATCGCTATTACGACGCTTTTTAGTGTATTCGTAACGAGGCTTTTCAATTCCGCATAATGAACAAGTTTTCATTTGCTACCGCCCCAACCACTGCCACGAAACGCAATATTAGGAATAGAAAACACACGTTCCATTTCTTGCTGGCAGTCTAAACACCTAGGTGTTGTTAGATCTTGATTTATTGGTACTACATGAGTGATCGTAGAGTCACACTCTTTACATGTGTAATGATATGTTGGCATGTTACCTTCCGTTTTACAACGCTGATTCTGTAGGAGTTGAACCCACGCCTGCAAGGTTGGAGCTTGCTGTGCTACCGTAACACTTAGAACCAATTGGAAGATTCCGTTGCTTAGAACGGGTAGACCGCTTTACGCTTCCTTTATCTACAAGCGTGGACCAGCGCAGAATTGAACTGCGGTCTTACAGAGTCCTACTGGAGGCTTTGTTCTGCAATCGACACCATTTCTAGCCCTTATAACCTGGGTACCGTTTCCTGCGTACCCAGGTGTTTATGTAATTAGTTTACACTAAGATTTACTTAATGTCAATTACTTTTGGTTTTAGCTCTTCAGGAAGGACCTTGTTAAACTTAACAGTCAACATACCATTTTCCATAGTAGCATCCGTAACTTCCCAATACTCAGCAATAGCTAAAGATAACTTAAAGTCACGTGTAGCAATGCCCTGATAAACAACTTCGCCACGTTGCTTTTCTTTTTGCTTACCTTCAATAGAAATTACTGAGTCTTTTACAGTAACAGTAACTTCTTTCTTAGTAAAGCCAGCAACAGCTACATTAAGTAGATTTGTATCTTCATCCAATTGAACAATGTCATATGGAGGATAGCTTGGCTTATTGTTAGTGATTTCCTTGAGTTGATCAAGAAGTGGAGACCAACCAATAGATAGGCGGTCTAAACGAGGAAAGACATCAGAAATTGTGATGATCTTTGGTGGAGCAGGTTTTTCCCACTCTTTTTTCTTATCCCACGGATCATGTGGGTTAATATATGGGTTTTTGTGTTTATCCCATGGTTCTGGTACATTAATATGCATTTTCTACTCCTTAGACGTAGATACGCGTCTGCCATACGGCAAAGTCCCCATAAGGCAGACTATTGTTTACGGTACCCAATTGGCGTACCTATATAGATTTTAACAAAAACTTTACATGTTTGTCAAGTTATTCAAGCTCTTTTGGATCAAGCTTACGAACAACATTAAATCCTAAACCAGAGTGGAAATGCTTAACCATTTTGCCACCATAGAACCTAGGTCCAAATACACCCACAATTTCTTTTGGATCTACAGGAGTTACTTCATACACATGGTTAATAGGGGCTTTATGTTCACCATAACGTCCAGCTTCTTTAGGATGCGTAGCAGCCCATGCTCTACCATCTGCACCAGGCTTTACTACTCCACCTTCAATTTCATTAGGAGAACCGTGATACAGTGTTTCTCCTTCTAATTTAGGAGTCCACTCACTATCTTCTGGCTGTGGGCTATAGTGTATGCCTTTTTGTAATTCTTCGTTATTTCTACCCATTAGTTGGCTTTCTTGCTTCTTTTACCCCAACCACTTTAAATCCTTTTTGACTAGAATGAGAACTTCCAGCAACAAATAGAGAAGTATCGCCTTTTAGAGGCTCTACTTGGTGTACAAACCCTTTACCTTTACCTTTTACTAAAGCGTAATTATGTGCTAGATCTTCATTAGTAGTCGCATATGCGTTTCCACCATTTCTAGCTTCAACTATAGAACCTTCAGGTATCATAACATTTGATCCATGGAATAGGATACTGTTATGAAAATCAGCAGTATTCCTACTCATTACTTCTTCTTTCTAGAAGCCGCCATGTTGTCTACTAGATTAGGGTAAGGACGACCTGCAGCCTTAGCACGAGCTTTAGCAGATGCTTTTTTAGACTTAGATAGTTTTTTATCTTTTTTAGTAGGATCTGGAGTATCCCATACTTGTTTTTTAGCCATTGCGTTTTCCTTTACCTATTTCTGGATGTTTTTTGTGATATGCCTTAGTAGCTTTTACACCTTGCTTAACAGTTTTAGAACCGGCTAGTTTAGTAAGGTTCATACGTTCTTTCTTACCAGACTTGCTACTCTGTTCAACAATAATATCGCCTTTATTACCAGCACCACGGTCTTCTTTTTTCTTAGTGACTTTGTGCTTTAGTCCGCCAGCAGTTACCTTAGTCATTTTTTCTTTTTTCCTTCATTACGCTTACGGATAGCAGCAGCTTTCTTTCTAGCGTCTGCTTTAGATGATGCACCCCAAGCCTCTAGAGACAAAAGTAGTCTAGTAGGCTCACCATTAGGTTTACGCTCTGGACCTGGGTTTCCAGCCATTCTAGCCAAGAAAGAGGCTCTACGTGGATTGTCGCCCGATTTAACGGGTGCTTTGAGGTTGTGACCCTCTTTTTTAGCAGAAGCTCTACCCTTGGCGTTTAGACCACCTTTAGGGTTCTTTCCTTCTTTTCTTTCCCATGCTGGTGTTTTAGGCATTAGTCGTACTTTTCCGCATCTTTATCGATCCAAGTGTTACCTTGAGGAAATTGTTGTGCCCTAGATGAATTAGGGTTTGATTGTCTTTGTTGTTGTTCTAGTGCTCTCTTAGCAGCTTCGCCTCTTAGGAACTTACCAGGAGGTGGTGTATGTACACGATCGCCTTTATAGGTTACGTGAAAAATTACTTTTTTACGCCAATTTTTATAAGCTACACTGCCATACTCTGGAGGTCTACCGCAAGATTCACAGTCAAAGTTTTTGTGGTATGGTTCAAATCTAGGATTAGGAACTTTTTCTGCTGCCATAGTTACTCTCCATTAGGGGCTTCATTATTGCCACGATTTACCCAGCCGCCTGGAAGAAAGAGGTTGTTGTCATCTGCAATACCTTCAATGACATCTCTAGCGTTGTTTTGTAAATCTGCTTGGGCTAAACCTTTTTTTTGCTGATCAGCAACAATTGCTTTGCCTTTGTCTAAAAATGCGGCATGGTGGTCAGCAAATGCGTTCATATCAGTCATATTCTTAATAAGATCGCTTCCAAGCATTCTGCCGTTTTCAGCTTCGTTGATCTGGTGTTCTCCTGCTTTCAAAAGCATACCCATAACACCTTCTGTGTGCTGGTATGTTTGTCTTAAAGAAAACAAAGAATTCTGTGCATTACCGGTGTTTGAATGAAGTAGAGACTGATTAAGGTGCTTAGTGGCATCATCCATGTAGTCAACAATGCTTTTACCTGTTTCGTCTTGCACAGGCGTGCGCGCGTGTATTTGGCTAGCAATATAGTGCATATTAGCTAAAGTAGCTAATGCTTCAATATGGTGTTGGCTCATCGTTCAATTCCTAAGTATTTGTTCAGTGTAAGTTTAGCATTAGAAGGCTCCATACCACTGCCTCTACAGTTAGTGCATTTCTCTTTAGTAGTGTGGTCTACACCGGTAGAAAAACACCCAGCACACACAAAATCACTTGGTTTAAACTTTTGAAGGAATGCAAGCTGTCTACTTTGATCCCAAGACCCTGCAACTCTATTTTCTGGCTTTGTTTCTTCAGCACCAGGCACAATTCGATTGGCGACGCCTAACCCTTGGGTAGAAGTAAACTTATGTGGCTTTAAATCTAATTTGCCAAAAATCTTAGTTTTAGACGCCAACGTATGTGCGGCTTTCAACATCGCCATAGTTATAGTGCCTTTTTCAGCTGAACCTAATGCTGGGTGTACTACTAGACCGTGTACAGTGCCTTCACTGCTAAATCCTACAGAACCAACGTTTTGTACTACACCATTAGGAAGTGTTTTTCTTGCAACAATAAAATTAGACGGAACGCTCTTTCCTAGCCCCTCAGAATAAAAAGGCACTGTCAGATGCA